CTCTCCTCTCAAAGCTCGTTTGTCTATGTCAAAAATACTAGCAAAATAATCTTTGGGAATGTTGTATTGATTACACAGGTAGACTAGCAATTGTCTAGTGGATTCAATTTGTGCATCCGTGTATTTTTGCCAATAGATATAACCTTTATATTTAGTTGGTAGTTCTGTTACCTGTGTATAGTCTACCTTCCCTCCTACATAGTTATAAAAGTATCCGTTCTTTTTTGTAAGTTGTCCATAGTTACAAATTTCTATTCCTACAGATAGCCTATCTAAGCTTCGGTAAGTTACTCCCATCTCTTCAAAAACTTCTTGCTTAAGTCCTAAGTGATAAGCCCAATTTTTAGAGCTAAAGCATTGCACAATTGTACCATTACCACCAATGATAAAAGCAGTCGCTACTTTGCCAACTTTCTGATTGAAAAATTTAGCTACGGATACAGCGTCAGAATTACCTGCAGTATGATGCAAATAGATTTGTCTTTTGTCCGTAAGCTCATCTACAAATTGATTGTCAGATAGTCGGTGTTGAACTATCTTCGTTATGTCTAATTCCATTTAAATCCGTTTTAATTTCTTTAGCTCTTGCGAAAAGGTTTTTAAGGCCTTGCCATATGTCCACCCCTTTTACTGCTTTTATATTCTCATTAATAGAGATGGTCTCGATGCTTACTAGCACTAGTGAAAGTATTTTTGTAAGCATTAAAGGAACAGAAAAGAATTTTAAAATTATATCGTTAAGTATCCAAAAGTCTATAAGATAGAATCCAATAACTGCCACCTCATATAAAAAGAATTTTGATACAATGGCCGAAAGTTTTCTTGATGTAATTTGAATCTTGAGTTTTTTAGCTTTCCAAATACCTGTTAGCGTATCTAAGACAATAGCGAAACCAATTAAAAATAATATGCCGGATATTGGTAAAAAGAAAGCGCCAATAACAGCTAATAGTTGCATCATTGATTGTTTAATTGTGGTTAATAAGATAGCTAACTGCATTCTCATATTACAAGAATTGCGTTGTTATATCCATTCTCTAAAAAGTTCCCACATAAACCTGTACAAGTTAATTGATAAGGTGTTATACAGTTGCAATGATTAAACATTGGGCGTAAATCAGTATCAGTATTTGTAGCTGAAATAAATATTGGGAATAGATTCTTGTTAGTAAGTAACCATCTAATAAGTCTTTGCTCAAAGAAACTAGCTTTTTGAGCGTAGTGTTCCATTCCAAAAGCTACTTCATTACGAGATACACTAGCAGAGTAATCTCCGGATTGAGTTTGTAAACCTTTATTTTTTAATTGATAAGTCAAACCAAATACAGCATCTTCTGCAGACCTCCAAGCAATAACAGGTTGAATAAATTCTACTAAATCAATCTCATCCGGGGTTAATGTTTGAGCGTTGTAAGCCGTTAACATATGATTATAGAAAGTAGTTCCCAAAATTGGCTGTACCCTTAAAGCTGCCTGAGTAGCTATGTAAGGTGTAACATCTGTAACATCTACATTAGCCGTTATAGGGGTGTTTACTTTTAAATATGTTTCAGTTATGAAATATAGCATTATACAATTGGTGTTGTTGGGGTTACTACTATAGCATTAGATGCACTTTGTGTTAAATCTCCGCCTTCTATTGGTGGTAAAGATGCTAAGGCTCTCACCTCGTTAATTGTCATTGTCTCAAGTACCTTTGTAGCTACTAGTGGACTAAGACTATTTAAAGCGTCATTCGTTTTTGAGGTGTCGCCTTCAAGCTCAACAATATTTTCGTTAATAATTTGAAAGTTATTGATGGTAAATTCAGCAGGTATCTTAGCAATAGTTAATAATTCGTTAAAGATTACAGATACGCAACTTCTTAACTCCATTACTACATTTTTCTCAAATATAACATACGCTTGTTTAATATCTGCTCCACCTCCTAGACTTCCTGTAGTTCTTACACCCATTAAAATTGGGTCAATCGTATGAGCAAAGCAAATTTGTTCCGTGTTTAACTGAGAGGCCTCTTGGAACAGCTTGTCATTATTGTTATTTGGCAATGCCTCAATCTTTGGTAATTGCTCTTGACTATTAGCAAAAAATGCTACAGCTTTCCCACTATTTGACGCTCCTTTTAATCGCTCAAGCGTCTCTTTTATCATATGTTTCTCTTCCTCAGACTGTGGACGTTTTGGAAACATCATAGCAAAGCTAGGGAAAATTGAGTTTTGGATATTAGATTTAGCGAAAAAACTTAATTCGCCCGAAAGAAACGCAAAATTAAGTGCCGAGCTGTATTGAGGTAAGGAATAATAATCTTGACCCAAAGACTTAATCTCGTAGCAATATAATTGTTCATAATCTGAACAAGCAACGTGGTAAGGTTTGATACTTGTAATCTCTATATTGGTACTCCAATCGTCACACAGGTAATACATATCTTTAAACCTAGATATCCTTACTTTTTCCGGTGATATATTTTCAATCTTGACTAATTTCTTGGTGCTATCAAAACATAGTTTAAAGTAAATTCTGTTGTGTACAATTAGCTGACGAGTAACAGCTTTTACTATGTGTTTTAATTTCGTTTTTCTCTCAAACATATACAACTCCAATTTCTCGGGAGTTGTTAGCTTGTCAGTAGCTAAAGCGAAACCACCACCAATTACAGCGTTAGTTTTATAGTCGCATATTGCTCCGTGTAATGGACTAGAAAAATACATTTGGTTAAGTAGCTCCGGGAAAAGATTATCGTTTCCAAATCTCACCCACATATTGGTACTATATCTACCATTTACATAGGGTAGTGACAAATCGCCTTTACCTACAGGTAAGAATGGAGTAGAAAAAGATTGATATCCCTCTACCATTTCTGCCGTTTTATTTTCTTTTTTAAATAAGTTGTACCAAGCCATAATTAATCGTATATTGATGTGCCTACTGCTCCACTAACTACCATTCTACCTTCTTCTATAACTACACCTGTGGATTGTGCAATAGTTAAAGGTAAAATATAAGGTGTAGAGCTTTCGTATATTTGATATGTAAATTGTCCTTGTAATAATGTGATGTCTACCGGCTCATTAAGTGAAAAAAGATTATATCTTTCCGGCCATAAGCTTAAATCTGCAGTAGTAAATAGCTGAGTGCTACTAGTAGTATTCATTTCATTTGTAAAAGCAAATAAATAATGAGGAGTAGGCACAGTAGTCACCTCTGTTAAGGTCAAAACTATTTGATTTATTACACCTTGCTCAATATATATCATACCTATATTATATAACTACTCTTAAATGTTTAGAAATAAAAAAAGCCCCACAATATGCAGGGCTAGTTTTAAGCGTATTAAGTCTATTAAGATATTCCGATAGCAGCTAAAGCTACAGGGGTCATATTGACCTCATAGGCCAAATATTCCACTTCCGAAAGTAGAGTAACGGCGTACTTAGAACCATCCGCACGGGCTGTTCCCGAACCTTCAGCTACACCTGTAACTTGTAAGTATGGGAAGTACCAATATTTTCCGTTAGCATCTAATACTACAGCAGTTAAATATTGTTGACCCGAGCCAAGAATCTTGATAGCTCTTGATTTATCAGCCTCACGTCGTTGAAACATTAAGTTGATTGTAGCAGTAACATAAGATGAGCCATTGATTAAGTCAATAGCAGCCTCTTCTGTAAAGCTAGAAGTGTTTCTACGGATAAAATAGTTTTCAAATAAAGTAGTACCTGCTAAAGTGATAGCAGTAATGTCCCATCCTAAACCTGCAGATGGGTCAGTTGGTGTAATAGATGCGATTTCATCCTGTTGGTTAATCCATATTCCATAGATTCCCCCTGAATTTGAATCGCAACTTTTTAAAATCGCCTCTAAGGCTTGACAAGTTGGCATATTTTTAAGTTTTATATAAAGGGGGTTACCCCCCTCTATGAGTGAATATTAAGAATAATTAAGAACCGTATACGATATCTTGTGGATTAACAAAGTTAAAACCAATTTTCATATTTGCACGAGTACGGATGTAAGGCTCAGCAACTGTATCTGCTAAGTTAACCGCTCTCAAGTCGCTTGGGTCACCTTCACCATCGAATAAATAAACTAAATTATCCTTTAAAGTAATTACCAAATGGTCATTTGACATACCCGGGCAAAGAACTATTTTGATACCTAAGTAAGTTAAAGATAAATCTTGAGTGATATATGCATTAGTGTTACCTGAAGCTACACCTAATCGGTAGATGTTAACTAATTGAGTAGGTAAAAAGATACGCAAGTCAGCAGTACGAGATGCAATGTTAGCAGGTACTAAAGCAAATGCAGCCTCTAAGTCAGTTAATAACTGAGCAAAAGTAGGCGTAGGTGTCATAGAGTAAGGGATAACACCTGAACCAACTGCACCCAATTGTACTTCGTAACCATCACATAAAGAAAGTGGATTAGCAGGAAGCAAAGAGCTATCACCTTGCCATCTTAATGACTCAATAGAACCATTGATAGAGTTAGCCATTTCTGACCAATAGAATGACATAAAAGATGCAACGGAAA